AGCAAGTTGAAATACACGAACCACAATTTGTTCTATGACTGTAGTTAGTATTGTATATTGTATTGTATGTTTCAATCATTCTTTTTTTAGCTGCTTGGTCTTTTGCTCTACCTGTTTTTAAGTCTTCCCACATATCTAAAATTTCATCTACTATTTCCTGTGGTAAACTTTCAGGAGTTTCTATCTCTGTTGTCTTTTCCCACTTCTTTTGACTACACCCCATTGGTGCAAGTCTTGCTTTAATCTTCATAAAACAGCCACAGTCCTTGCAAGTTCCTGTTGGTTTAAAATAATAAATACAAGACTTACAAATAGTAATCCTATCTTCATACACTTCATTAGGTACAAAAAACTTATTCATATTATGAAGGACAAATTATTACAAGATTATTCATTCAATTCTTTTTTTAATATTTCCCTTACTTTATCTATTGTAGTAAATAAACTGTTTCTACTTATTCCTGTTTTCTTAGCAAGACTGTCTAATGTCTCTCCTGAGTAATATAACTCAAATATCTTTTTATCGTACCAAGTTTGTTTATCTAATACTTTATCAATTTCTTCAAGCCTTTCCCATTTGTAATTATCTTCTATTTCTTCAGGTAAGTTGTATATACTTTTATGAAAAGCGTTCTGACTGCTTGAAGCTGTATAAACCCCTACTAAATTAGTATAGTATTTTTTATACTTATAATAAAAAGGACTTCTTACACTTGTTAAACTTCTTCTTAACACTACTGCACCATAACCTTTTATTCCTTTGATACCATCTTTTTCATAAACGCCCTGTAAAGTCTGAGGGTTCATTTGAAGAAAGTATATCATAAGTTCCTGTACTGCGTCATTAATAGCTTCTTCATCTTGCGTTATACCATAACACATATTTCTAAAGAAAGAACTTAGCTTAGATATTTCTGCATATATATCAGTCATTTATTTGTTCTAAAGCGTCTATTTTTTCTACTACATCAAATACCATTTCACTAAGCACAACCTTATAAGCTCTTATTATTGAAGTATTAGTTTTAGTTTCAATACCTGCAAAAAAACCATTAGTAGCTACTGATAAGTTTATTGGTATTATCATTAACCAATCGTACCAATTGTTTTCTCTTGCTCCTTTACCGTAGTTGTTATGATATTCCAAAATAGTTTCTACTACATCTAAAAAATTATTGTATTTTGTTTTTGAACTTACATCTTTTGCAAACTCATTACACATAGCTATATAGGTTTCAATTATGTTCTTGTGTTCCTCACTTGCGTAAATTGGTTCTATCATACGCCAAAGATATAAAAATTGTTACTCAATTCCTTTTTCTGTTTTTAACTTTTCAACAAGTGATTTGTAATAACTTATCTTTTCTTCATATTCAACACGACTTATCTTCAAAGTTGTTCTAGCTAAGTATTGCAATTCTTCAGCCTTGCCCTCTCCATACTTTCCATCTAATGCTATACTAAATTTATACTGTTCACCCCAAGCATATACATTACACTTAACGCACTGAACCTGACAATTCTCCTCATCAAATCTTGTAGACAAATGTTTCCTACTTTGAAAGTGTCCGTTCTGCATACCTTCTTTGTAATGTCTGACTATTCCACAAGTGAAGCACTGACACATTCCATATTCGTTAGCTTCCCTAAGTCTTATGTAAATACTAAACCACTTGTCAAGTTCCTTTTTTAATTTACTTATGGTTTTTACTGCCATAATACTTCTTGAATTAATTGCTGAGGTGGTGCTGTGTAAATGTACTTAGCAATAGTTGTTTTTCTACCAAATCTAGTCTTTTTAGTCAAAGGCATACTGTCTATGTCATACCCTTCTTTTCTGTGATTAAAAATAATAGCTGAAAGCCTAGTAGCTCCATACTCTTTAATAGCTTCATAGCTTGTAATACTTCCATAAGTTTTTAAGTGCCATAAAACTGCATCTGATTGGCTCTTTACTTCTCCTGATGTAATTTTAATTGTTTTCATAGTCTTCAAATTTAGTATAGAAAATTGCTTCTAAAATACAAAGTAGAATTATTATTCCCCATACTATTGTTAATATCTTCATCTTAAAATAGTTCTGTTTGTTTAATATCTTCTTTTCTAACTATACCTAGCATAGTTTCAAATATTGTTTTTCCTGTTTCATAGTCTACTAAGTTTCTTGCTATCTTGTCTTTTCTTTGTTCGCCTTTATATCCTGATAAATCTATTTCGTGAAATTTACAAAGATTTTTTATTTCATTTCCTCCGCTTGTTATTTTAGCTTGTTTTCTTTTACTTAATTGCATAGGCAAATTAAAGTTAGTCCAATACAGATGTCTTCCTCTTTTCTTTGCAGGAATTAATGGGCTATAATATGGTGACACATTTTCTACCACCCATTTTCCTTTAAAGTATTTTGTTAGCAAAAGTATTTGTTGATATAAAGACATATCAGGGTAAATTATAGGGTAAACATCATTATTAAAATAACAAGCTTTTTGATGTCTTATTTTACTATGACTTGGGCAGGGCGGTGAACTCCAAATAAAGTCATATTCTTTATAATGTTTTAATAAATATTTGTGAGCATCAGCTATAATTACTTTATCATTAGGAAATCTCTCTTGATACAATCTAGCTAACTCGGGGTCGAGCTCTATAGCTGTAACCTCTATATCTTCTTTTACTTCATTCCACTTGTATCGGTTACCACCAAGACAAGCATATAAATTTAATATCTTCATTTTAATTTTCTTATTAGCCACATTACAACGGCTGTTATTAATACCCAACCTATCATCTTAAAAAATCTAATATCATTTCATAAAAATCTTCTTCATTGTTTTCTGTCCATTCTTGTATCTGTTCTTCAGTAAGTTCTTTTCCATTTTCATCTTCTGCATAGCTTATAAAAGCATCACAAAAATCAGGGTAATCCCAAGACTTCACATCTTCTAATTCATAATCTGTTAATTTCATTTTAATAGTTTTACAGGTTCTTGATACCATAAGGTCTTTCCTTTTGGCTTTCCTAAAGTGTGAACTTCATAGTAAGCATTGTCTACTAACTTCTTTTGAGCATACACCCACTTATAGAATGTTCTGATATTTAAAAAGGGTTCGTCCTTTCCAAATCTAACGCCCTGTCTAAATGCGTCCTGAACTTGGTTAAAGGTCATATTTCCAAAACGCTTTTCTTGTATTAAGTCTTCTGCAAATATCTTACTTAGACTTGCTAAGGTCTGAGCGTCTGACCTGTGTCCTATTTCAACTGAAGTCTTAGCAACTAAGTCTAGGACTTTTTCAGTTAAATCTTTTAAGTTTTCTTGTTTTAATGGTTTCATAATAATTCTTTTGCTTTTTGCCATTCATTAATTTGAGCGTCTAGCTTACTCATTGTTTTTATATTTGACTTAGGTTTATCCCATTTCTTTTGATTAGCTGCCCAAGTATTTAATCTGAGCTTTGTACTCCAAGTTTTATTTAATTCAAATTTCATTTTTGTATTAGACTTATTAGGCTCTGTCCAATAATCTACAAAACCATTTAAAATACTTTCTTCATAATCAAAAGTCAAAACCTCAAAGACAAATTCATCACGCCTATTAGATATAGTATTATTAGTTATTCTTATTTCTTTATTCTTATTAATAGTTGTTAATTTAGTTTCTGACAAGTCATTAAGTTTATTAATCACTAGTCCTTCAGTTTCTTCACAACTTAAGATATTCAATAAGTTAGCTTCATTAATCTTGAAGTATTGCTTTGCAGGTATTCCCTTACGCTTAGTTTCTATTATTTCATACTTCTTAAGCGTTTTAAGGACTTTTCTTTGCTGATATGAAGTTAGTGTAGTATCTCGTTCTATATTGGCTTCAGTGTTAAAAAACCAACCATCAGTCATTCCGTTAGCAATAAAGTATTCTTCTTTGCTAATTAGGTCAGCAAGTAGGACAGCCCCTTTCAATCCTACCTGCTTCGCCAATTGCTTGTTCACTATTAAAAAAGCTGAACTACTTAGTAAATGTTTCATATAACTTCTATTTCGTGTTGATAATTTTGAAGGGCTAACTTACATAATTCTAATTGATTGTAGAAGTCTTTGTAAGAAACTTTAACATCTTTTCCAAATTTACCTGATACAATACGTATAGTTGTTTGGTGTTTTAAACTGTCGTGTATTCCGTTTTTCCTTAAGTGTTCTTGTAAATTATACAAGTCTACAAAAGTTAGCTTAGCGTCTTTTATTTCCGTATAAGCATTGTAAACTTTATTAAATGTATTACGATATAAAGGAAATGAAGAATAGTTAGCTGAGTGACATCTTTCGTAATGATTCACACTTGTTCTGTTTCTGTCTAAGACCTTAGCAATTACTTCTCTGTGGGTTTCATCTTCTAGTCTTGAAATCATAGCAGCAACCATTCTAGGTACTTGGTATTCTGTCTTTCTAGTTTTTAAAGCTAGAGAGCCTTTAGGCAACCCTACTAAACTTGTAGTAAGGTCGCAAAGGTTTTTAAAGTTATCTTCTGTATTCATCTTAGAAAGGCATATCTTCTTCAGCTTCTCCATTCTGTATTTTGTCTGAAGATTTATTACTCTGATTAGTGAAAAAGTAGCCATCTATATTGTGAAAATATCTACCGTTGTATTCTCTTGAATAAACATTACAAAGAACTGATACCTCCATACCTATTTCTAGCTTGTTCATTTGCTGCAATTTATCACCAAAGGCACTAACACATACTTCATTGTTAAACTCTCCACCTGTATCAATTACGATTGATTGCTTTTGCCATTCTTTACCTGCTTTAGATGTTCCTGTTTCTAATTCAAGTTTCTTTACTAGTTTTCCTGTTACTTCCATTTTTATTTATTTATTTAATTATTACTCTTTTTAAAATCTTCTGCTTCGTCTTCTCCAAATACTCCAAGTTCATAGAAACCTGTAAGCTTTAGTACAGCTCTTGACATTGCTCTTTTCTCAGCCATTTCCATTGTGTACCAAGTGTTAGTGTTTCCGTCTTTAAATCCTTCTCCTTTTAAAGCTGAACCAAAAGTTTGAATTGCCTTACCTTCTTTTCTTGCATTGGCTTTTACTACGCAAAAATCTTTTTCACATTTAATTACATCATAATCTATGTTGATGTTTTCCAAAGCCTGTATCTTATCAATACCACTTCTTGTCAAGATAATGTAGTGCTGATGTTTAAAGACATCATCTTTAGTTAGATTGTACTTAATGTACTTTTCTTTTAGTGCTTCTGTTTTCATATATTTCTACCTATGTTAATTGGCTAGGGTTTTTGCCTGTTAATAATTTCGTTAAAAATAATAAATTTAATTTAAAAGTTCTGTATTATAAAACTCTTTTCACATATAGGGATTGTGTGAGTGTAATCAATTAAACCTTCCCAATCTTCTATGTCTTGATATTCTTTACAAGTATAGTTAGATTTGAACTCGTCCAAGTTGTCGTATTCTGTATAGTCGCAACACAACCCTACACCATCAAATTCTAATTCTGTATCACAATCTTCTTCATAATGCTCTAAGTCGTCAAATAAAGCCCTTAATCCTGCACGACTGAAATTGTTAGGTCTGTTCTGTTCAAACCACCTGCTGAAATCATAAAAATTTATTGTTGTTTTCATTTTTTTTGTATGTATTTAATTAGTTGTTCTTTTATATATTCTATTTGTTCTTTGTCTATCCACTCTAAGAAGTTAAAAGCGTCAAAGCATAGTGTAAGGTCTGCTCCCATTTCATCTTTACCTCTAAGGTATAGTTCGTTATCTACACATTGAAAAGTATTTATTTCGTGCAATCTTTTGTGTATTTCTTCAGGTTCTTTAACTTTATTTAGTTCTTCATCTCTGTCAAATTCTTCAAGCATTTCTTTATGCCATTTCTTAGGAACTTTTCCTATTAATCCTTTGTGATATTCTTCTCTTGTTAGTCTTTTTTCCATTTTATTTAAGGTTTATTATTACAGGCAAATTGCCATTATTTTCATAGTGTTTTTTATAGATTGGTTTTAGCTCTACATCCCAACAGTCTTTCTGTTGCCAACCTTTTTTCTTGAGCATTTCACAAGCTTTTCTGTAGCATTGTAAAGTAGTACCTACAACAACTACTGAACGGCTATTGTAATCTAAGTCATTACCCCCTGAGCTTGTTACCTTAGCTGCTATGTAATCAGGTTTTAAAAGCCATTCCTCAGCTATTACTTTTTTATCATCTATTAGCTTACCTGTAATAAAAGATATTTTAGGTTCGCTGTAATCTACATAAGTAGAGTGTTCTAAGTATTCTGCGTCTAGTCTAGTCATCTTAATAGTTTTGAATGTAAAGTAAAGTAGCTAATATTGAAGCACCTACTACACATAAGTTAGCAACTACATCTAACATCTTGTTTATTCTTATTCTTCTTTGCTCTGTTAAATTTATCTCATTATAATTTTGCAATTTGTTTTTAATAAAAAAGTTTGCTTTTTCTTTTTCATTTAGGAAGTAAGTAGCTCCTGTGTTTTTGTTTACGATTTTGTAGTTCATTTCTTGATTATTTAATTAGTTTAATTTTGACAAGGCAAAGATAAAACCTTTTTTTGAATTAACAAACTTTTTAACGAAGTTTTTAACTAAAAAGTTTAAAAATAGTTTTCCCTTATCTAGTAAATGATACTAAAATAAATTTAAAAAAAGATTAAGAAATGTTAAAAAAAGCGTTAAAAACCTATAAAGGCATTAACAAATTGAGGGGAGTTTGACCGTTATTGAGGACTACTGCACAGCCAACAGCAGGTCTTTTACCATATTTAGCGTAAGCCATAGCGTAAGATTTGTGGTTGATACCGCAACCAACTTGAGTTCCATAAACTCTGAACTTCTTACCTACATAGTGTTCTGTATAGCATTGGGTATGTAAATGTCCTTGTACGGTATTCATCATATCAGCACGACATTTAGTCCTAGCCGTACCTCCTTCTCCGTGTATATATTGTACTCCGTCTGTTTCGTATCGTTCAACAAAGTTCCAATCAGGAGTTTCTAATACTTCTTTAAAAGATTTAATCCATTTGCTTGGAATTGAGGAAGTCTGAGCTTTACGCATTATTATCCTATCGTGATTTCCAATAATTACAGTAGCCATAGGGAAAGCATCACGCCATCTGCCTATTTTTTTAATAGCCAATTCAAGCTCATCTAAGCCACCCATTCCGTCTGCTGAAGCTTCGTGATAGCTTGAGTAGTGATTGTCTATTACATCACCTATAAACACTACCTCCGTGCAGTTATAAGTATAGTATTGTTCTATACAAAAGTCTAAGTAGCCGTCTAAACAGAATGGTTCGTGCAAGTCGCCAATAACTAGAACATTTCTAGTCTCGGCTTCTCGCATCTTTTCTAGTGCCACTATTTCGTGTGGCTTTAATCTGTATCTATTACTTTTTAGCGACATCAGCAATTCCCTGACCTACTATAAGTGTTAAGATTGCATAGTATAAATCTTTTGCAGTTGTTTCATCAACTCCTAAGTAAGAAACTAAAGCAGGTACAACTACAGAACTAACTGCATACCAAAACTTCTTGCTCTTTACCATCTGACCGATAAGGTACTTTTCTAAAAACTTTTTCATATTATTTATTTTTGATTATTAAGTTAATATTTTCTCCGCCCAAATATATTATTTCTTGCATAACTAAATCCATAGCTAAGCGAGAGTTTTCAACAATGTCTTGTTTACGACCATTTCCTACTAGAATACAACCGCTAGTGTCTTTAGCTGTGTTACCTCTATGAAATAATATATAATCCCTATTAGGAACGTCCTGAACTAACAAGTGTAAGTAATCCCTTGTAGCACTTTCTCTTGGGTATCTAAGTCTTACCTTATAATTTCCTTTAGGAATACAGCTTATACTTCTCTGATTGTCTATCCAAGGATTTTCTAAGGTATCACAAAAACTTTCACCATTAATAAACAATCTACCAATAGTTGATTTTTCTGTGAATTTATCTCTTATAATTAAAAGATTAACGACCTTGACCTTTGTAGGCTTTTTTATAGCCGCTCTGTCCTTTACTTGCATTTTTGGAGTGTATTCCCTTTCGTTTCTTTTTAACGCTCTTAAAAGCGCTTGTAACAACATTACGAGCCATCTATTTATTTTTGTCAAATTGAATGAATTTATATATAGTATATGCTATTGAAAGTATTAGTGCAACAAAACTTAGTATTTCATTTGCACTTGCTAGAGTAAACCCAATAGCTGAAAAATTAGCTA